GCTACGTCCCATTTAAGCCTCCTTACTACCCTTCTCGTGCAGGTAGGCATCAATTGCTTTTTGAGCAAAAACAGAAGTGGTGAAAGAGCCTCTCAGCTGCAAAGGCAGTGAGCCTTTACCAATGGTCTTAATCTCTTTATGACCGTAGGTACCATCACCTACAATGTTATAACCTTTGTATTCAATTGCGGGAGTCATATAAATCCTTATGGGGTTGGTTTCTTGTTGTTCTTGTCAAAATACGGACTGGGGCATTTACCACCCTTGCGGCCATAGTCTGGGTATTGGATGCCACCTTGTACTCTCCAAGCTTTACGAGACAACCAACGCTGCTGTCGTCCAGCTTCTTGTTCAGCTTTAGCATCTTGAATTTGGCGCAGTTTAAGAGAAGCTTTACTCTTAGCCTCTTCTACAAGAGCTGGGAAAGCCTCCTCAGGAAGGTCAGGAATTGCGTCATCTTCATGGACCCATTCAGGGATCACATAGGCTCTAGCTTGAATCTTACTCTCTTGGATAGTATCATCTACACTCTTATCGTAAGAGTCGAAGACAATTACAGAGTCATCAAAAGAGGTGTAGTAGGTAGGGTGCAAGTCATTACGAATGAGCAGCTCTACACCAGAGTAGTCAACAATAACATCAATGTTGTCTGCGTCACTGTTACGACGATTAGTATGTCTCAGGAAGTCATCTGGATCAGCCCATCTTACAGATTCATAACGCTTCCTAGTTTCACCATCCCTAACTTTATTGTAGTTTAGAGAGATCATCTCTTTGATGGAACTTTGAACAGTCACATGCGTAGGGTACGCATCATCACCAGAGGCTTGGAGAGAGATCAGCCTCTTTGTGTGCGGCCAGTTCCTGTTAGAAATCATGGCGAGGTAGGTAGACTTAACGATTTGAGCTATTTGTTGAGACTCAAAAGTATCGTCAATACTATTGACTTCGTCGCCATCAATGTCGTTAAGAATATCCTGTACAATCTCAAGCAACGATAGTTTCATTATTCGTCACCTACATATTTGTAAACCAACAGGGAGGCGCTAGGAGAAGTATTCCAACCTGCGAGAGACGGGGATAGTTGGAACAACCCACCGTTATTGATGCCAGCAGAATCTCTCATAATTTGCACTTTAAAAGTAGCACCCGCCAGAGCTTCAAGAGGTATGGCTGCTGAGAAGGGGATCACCATGTCCTGATCTGGCAGTTTAAGCGAATTGGAGCTAAGAGCTTGGACGTCATTATACAGAAGTCTATTAAACATAATAGCTGTGCCAGCTGCCGTAGTACGACCAAACCTCATAAACAGAACCAGGAGGTAGTCACCAGAAGTGTTAAAGGTTAGAGTACCAGTCGAAGATAAACTAACATCGGGGAGGTTTTGTAGCGCACCAAACTCTATCTGAAGAGGTGTGTTAACAGCTGCTGGAGCTTGAGAAGAAGCGTTTGAAGCTCCGTACAAAATTTGCCTATAGCCAGCAGGAGCTGGGACGTTTGCAAGATCACCGTAGTCGATGAAAGAAAATTCTGTGGTGCCATCACCGTTAGAAACTAGAGCTTGTCTATCAAGTGCTGTGGAAGCGTGCTTAGGCTCATGTCTATCGGCATCTGGGATTAATACGTGTTCAACCATTTTATATCCTCAATAAAAAAGCCAGCCACCCATTTCTGAATGACTGGCTTAAGCCCTTCTTAGCTAGCGCTCATGAGGCCAGCATTGATAAGAGCAGTACGCAGTGCGTTGTACGCATTGGCAGCAGCCGTAAGGTCTGCAAACGGAACAGCAGCAGCTGCAACGTTATCGGCTCTCTTTACAATACCTGCTACGGTTTCAGTGGCAAGAGGAGCTACCGGAGTAGCCCCACTTACAGCACCTTCGTAATAAGCAGCTTCAAGCTCAGCAAGGGCAGTGCCATCAAGGCCAAGAGACTTGTAATAGTCGCGTTTAGCTTCAGCTACAGAAGACATATAGCCTCCTTATACTGCAATGTTGCGATAGCGAATTACAATCACACCACCAGTAGCACCAGTCTGAGCCAGTACACCAGTGTTTGCGCCAGCGATAGCTACCGGGGAAGCTTCAGTGGCAGCCAGGACAGCTACGCCACCGATGCTAACAGCAGTGGTAGTGCCTTCGTCGAAGTAGGTATCTACTTGAACAACTTCACAACCACCTACCGGTACCGGGAACTTAAAGGGGAGGCCAGTGGCTTCCAGGTTCCATACGAACTCGTATTGGTAACCTTCGGTCTTGAAGACGCCGCGAGTACCACCAGAGTCACGAGGACCGTAGTGGTTGCTTACGTTAAGACCAGTGTTAGATTCATAACCCATTACTTTTCTCCTTAGGCAATGGCAGTGGCAGAAGTGGCCAGCAGACCCAGGGTGTCAACACGCTGGATACCAAAGCCATAACGGCAACGAACTACGTGTTCGTCACGTGCACGATCCTTGTTACGCTCACCTTCCGACTTGGGCATACGACGCCATGCGCCCATAATCGGCTTGGTTTGGTCGTCCAGGATGCACATGAACAGGTTACCAACATAGTTAGCACCAGTGGTGGTGCCATCGTTGTAGGTAGCTACATGCAGACGGTTGGAGGTGATGATGTCCCAGCCGAACAGATTCATTACGAAGCGTTGGCCACGAGCCATACCTTGTTCCAGAATCTTCTGACCAAACGGGGTTACATCGTGAGTGATGGTTACCAGGCCATTCAGGGTGGCTTCTACAACCGGGTCACAGATGAACACACGACCTTCAGCCGGTACGTTAGCCTTGTCGAAAGCAAGACGCATACGGATCAGGTGGGACAGAGAGAACACACCATTGGTCTCAGCAGAGACGATTTGGTGAGCAAAACCGTTGATGTTGTGCGGGCCGGTGTTAGCAGCGAAGTAAGCACCACCAGTTTTCAGGAAGTCAGTTTCAAAGGTTTCCTGAATGGCACGGGTGGACTCAGCAGCACGCTCAGCCATGAGACGATCAATGTCGGTACCATCTTCACGCAGATCATCAGTCACATACCAAGCATCACCTTTGTATTCAGTGATTTGGAAGGTGATCTCACCGGTTTCAATCGGGTTGTAGATCAGCGGAGTATCTTCTTCTGCTTCTTGCAGAGTAACGGTACCAATGGTTTTAATGTGCAGAGTGGTGCCAGAACCAAAGTCGCTTACGTTGCGATAGAAGGTTTCAGGCAGCAGACCATCGTGCAGGTTCAGAAGAATGAACGAGGAGTACTGCTCCGACTCGATAAAAGCACGAGTATTAGAAGTAAGTTGCATTTATGTTTTCCTTAATTTTGAATACCATGTTTAGCGTAAACTTCTTCTTTGACCTTACGCATGAACTCAGTCTGATCTTTAGAGGTTGCACCTGAGAGCAAAGACTTCTCAGGACGGGATAGTGGCTGACGTTCAGGTACGTAAGATGCTGGGATGTTAACGCTACCAGTAGTGGGCTTAGCAGCAGGAGCTGCTTGAGTTCCGAAAAGTGCCAGAACCATATTAGGGTTCCGACTAGCAAGAGCACCTAGCTCCTGACGGGTAGTGCCAAGCTCACGAGCTTTGGCTTCCAGTACCTCAGTAGCTTTATCACCATATTTTGCGGTGAGTGCTTCTTGAACCTTGGTTACGTTCACTTGTGCAGACTCTTGTTGTTTAGTCTGACTCAGAACGCTCTTCACAAGATTCGTAATTGCCGCTTCATCAAGTCCACTTGCTTGGGTTGGTACATCCCTTACTTGTGCTTGCTGTTGCTGCGTGAGACGAGATACGACTTCTTCAACCGACTGAGATTGGGCCAACTGCGCCTTCAATTGAGCAATTTCCGCCTCCTTGCTTTGGAGGTCAGCTTTCAGCTGCGGAATGAATTGTTGGGAGTGAGCGAGAGCTTCAAGTGCTTTCGGGACGCTGTCGTATTTCGGAGTACCACTTTCATTCTTGATGCCGTTCAGCAGGTCTGCATAGTTAGCGCCAGAATCAGTAGTGTTAGGTTTAACTGGTTCCTGGGTAGGAGCCGGTTGTTGATCATCAAAAATATTAGGCTGGTCAGCCATTAAGTTTTCCTTTAAGATTACATGTAATATTAATATACTAACTAATAATTATATATCTATATATATATTACTAATACAGTATATCACTAAGAATACTTCTATATACTAGAAATTTTTCAATTTTGTCTACTCTGATGCGTTACCTTCAGAAATTAAGTCAATTATTTCGTGCAACGCACGTTCATAGCCCCTATGATCTGCTTGAACGAATGCCCAGTTAGGATTGTTGTAAGCATTCTTAGAGCGTCCCACTTTTTGAGAGTCAGACGCTTTATCTAAGAGAAGTTCTTGAAGTCTCTTGCGCATAACAAGAGACTCCTTGAAGTTTTGTTTTACATCTACCGCTAGTTCTTTATCTAACCCTGCGGTCCAAGATTGCTTCATACAGGAACACCTTCAGTAGGTACAGCAGCTTGAACAGCGGTATCCTCCTGAGCTTGTTGGGCAAGAGCAGCAGTTTCCTGTTGTTCAGCAATGGCAATATTAGGTCTAAAGATATCGTAGCCAGAAAGGCCAGTAACATCGTCTACGAATTTGGTGAGGGCTTTACCACTAGTGTGCGGAGCGATAAACTGCCCAATAGGAGAAGAGAACACGCCAACAACATTTTGCAGGTCCTGTGCTTGTTTAGCGAAGTGACGAGCGCCTACAGGTCGGATAATACCATTAGCGGTGATATCCTCTCTGGTGACAGTCATAAACTCTTTAACTCCGATATCATCATCCATTACTCGAATGATGTCGGAGGAATCCATATTTCTGCGTGCTGTTTCCAACATAGCGTTAAGTACAGGTTCCAGTAGTTCAATCTCAAAGGTAGTGATCTTCTCTTGGAAGATACGACCAGCTGCATTGCTCAGTGTCTGCACTTCTAGTGCGGTTTTCTCACCAGGGGTACGGATACCCATAGCTTCTCTCGGAGCACCTGCATACAGCTCCATACGGTCCTCTAGCAGCTGAATATTGTTATCAGCCATGACCAGGGCGTTAAGGTTCTTGGAAACCTCTTGTACGTCACCACCTTCATCAAGGTGAATCTCAGAACCAGGACCCCAAACAAACTCTTCCACATCACCAATGATCTTAAGCGGAGGGTGGACAATCAGGTCCATTGCGTCAGCTTTCAGGTTCTCGAGGTGGTCAATGCGGTATTGCATACCTACAAGATTATCCAGAGGACCCATAGCCCACAGGTTATCTTGACGGAAACGCCAACCTACGTGATAGATTGGTGCTCTACCAAGCCAACTTGGAATCTCTTCATTGCGTACCATGAGAGCACGGTCTACAACAGTCACTATACGGTTGGTTTGCAGCTCGCCAGTTTCATGGTTGTGATAGTCACCGTAGAACTCAAGAATCTCTACGAAGTCACCCATGTAATATTCATACAGGTTACCAAAGCCATCTACGGAGTAGCCAGTGGCCTTGTCGTAGTCTTCAATAGAGTAGCCACCATGATTCTGTTGCAGCTTCTCTCTACGCTCTACAGCAGCAGCCCAGAAGGCTTGCTCAGGCTCATCCCTTGCCAGCTTCTTAAGTTCACCCACAGTCTTCACAGAGCGTACAATCTTGAAGCTATCTGCAAAGGTATCAGCCAGTGGATTAAACACTACATCCAAAGGACTAATACGTTTTACTTTAGGGCCAATGTAGTCTGGGACAATGGAGCCATCTGCCATCTCTTTGTACTTAGACTCAAAGACAATGGTAGCGAAGGAGTTACCAAAGTCAATGTAATCGTAGAGCAGCTTAGACATCTCAGTACGGAAATGGCCTTCTCTACACTTATTGGCCATGTAAGCTTGGATAGCTTTGGCTTTAGCCTTCTTAGAATCGTTCTTGGAATAGCCCATCCAACGCAGCCAATCATCGTTAGGGAAGAGAGAGCTTAGGTAGTTGGAGTGAAGGTTATCCCTAATCTGACACAGCTTAGGAAGCGTCGTAGAGTTCTTCCAGGGGAGCTTGCCGTTAGAGGTGGTGCTAGTATCAGTAGCAAAGACATAATCTCTGAGTTCTTTCCACTCTTCAATTTTCTCCCTGCGTTGCTGATTGAACTTGTCCCAAAGATAGCTAACCCACTGAGAGGCACTATCTTGTTGGAGCATTACAGTTAGCTCCGCTACTTTTGTACTCATTAAAACTCCTACTTGAAGGAAACACCACCAAATCTGTTGTTGGTCATGTTGTTAGAAAAGAAATCTTTTATGCCAGCAGAACCACTTCTAGCTGGTGGGGTAGCAATACCAAGGGCAGATGCTAAGGCATCCTTAATGTCGTCGTGTGCAGGACGGGCTAAAACAAGCTCTTCTTCCAACACTCCGGTCCACCCACCCTCTAGGTGCCATACTTCTAAGTTATCGTACCTATGCTCAAGAGAAGCGGCAATACGCTCTTCTTTACTACCTTCAGTCTTAGAAGGTCTATACTCTTCTACAGAAAGGGTAAGACCATCTTTCTTAACGTAGTCTTTGATAGCGTTAACGATAACTTTCTGGGCCACAGTCACTTCTGCCCTAAGTTTGTTAAATCTCCACTTAGAGTGCAATGCTTTGATATGCTGGAAGTATTCAATGGTTTTGTCAGACTTAAACCTGTCAATGTCCAGTACATACACATTGTTATCACAATCCAAACCAATAACCACAATAGCAGTGTAGTCTGCTGCTTTGGAAAGAGAGAATGCAAAGTCTACTGCGGCATAGATGTTTAACTTCTTACCATTGTAGAACCATCTACTCCCTTCTTTCTTAAGCATCCTAGGGTTATAATACTGGAACTTGTCTCTACTGATTCGGTCGGAACCAGGATCGTTAGGATCGTTGTAATACTGAGCAAAGTATTGAACCCTGTCAGTATACTCACCACGAATACGTGCCAGAACAGAGAGACTAAACCCAAACGCTTTACCATCAGTACGTACAGTACGAGGCCAGATGAAAATACCATCTTTCTCTACCGCATACTCTTTAACTTCCCAAACAGGCTGAACATCAACCTTGATACCATCATCATCGTAAATATCGTAGTATTGATTCTTCCATACATGATAGATATCTACTGGGTGGTATCTGGTTCCGCAGGCCATTGTGAAGCCCCCAGCATTACGGATAGATGTAAACTGTGACGCTTTCTTAGATACGCTTTCACGGCCATCCTCTGTATAAGCGTTTTCTGGAACCACCAAGTCGTCGGCAACAATGACATCTGCGTGCCATCCAGTAGTGTTGGTGGTAAGACCTGCTGTGGACACTGTGGCATCTCGAATACCTTCCTTTCTGCGTTTAACATGGTCCACCGAAATCATAGTCGAAGACCACTTCTCTCGCTTACCCTCTTGCGGGTTGATATACTCAGGGAAGTAACGCATGTACACAGTGGAGGACAAGATGTTCTTAATAGCGTACAACTGAGTGTCTGCTAGGCCAGCAGTAGCTGACACATAAAGCATTGTTACCTCAGGGTGTCTAGTGATGATCCATGCGCACCAAGTAGCCACCATGTGAGACTTCAAATGAGCACGGGGGAGCATAATCAACTTGTTACTGGTTAGGCCATCACCTTGACCGAACAAGTTATACTCTTGCATCCAAAGAAAAATCTCTTTATGTACTTCACCATAAACATAGCCAGGATTGACTAGAGTGGCAAAGAAATAGAGATCATTCAATGCACGCTCTCTAATATCTTTAGCAGCTTGAGGCATGATCTGAAGCTTTCTTTCTGCCTCTATCAGCCAATCTTCTTCTTGCATTAGTTATTCCTAAAGTCTGACATCCGCTTCACATCAGCAGCGAACTCTTCTTCAATTCTGTCTTGGATGCGGTCTTGACGTTCTTTCTCAGCTTTGCTAGGACGACCAGCCCCTCTCTTCTCCCAACCTCTGTCAGCTAGGAATTTAGCAGCAGAGAAGTTGCCATTCTCAGAGGCGCAAAGACCCATCATATCCCTAATAGCTTGAGAGCGAATCTTAAGCTCAAGCTCTTCACGCCATTCATCCACATGCTTGCGGATTACCTTATTCTCACACAGACGTTTCCAATGTTGCCACCCAAGCAGATGTTTCTCAGCGAACACATACTCTGTTGGGTCTTCTTCTTTGAGGTATAGTTTCTTCAAAGAGGGGTATACTTTTCCTTTATACTCGTAATCAAATTCTTTGAGTGTGTACACAGCATACTCAGAATAACCTACTTCTAGGAATAGGCTTTGGGTAAGAGGTCTCCCCATAGTATCTACGAGTTTACTTTTCTCAATCATATAAGCTCCAAAGGGGCCTTCCTTGGCCCATAGTTATTACGGGAGGATGTGAGCACTGCCCACAGTATTGCCAGTACCGGAGTTGCTTACAGCAGCTACTTTACCTGCAACAGTGTCAATTAGGTTGTTGTTAGCACCTGCTGGCGCACGGACACCAGGGCCACTAGCGCAATGAATGTCAGTGATGACGTTCGCTACAGAAGTGGCAGTGAGATCAACAGCATAACCACCAGCACCGTTAGTCAAAGTCACTTCAGCAGATACTTTAACATCGCTAATCTTACTAGCTAGTACAGAGGCACTCACCCAGCCAGTAGGCGGGGATACGTTACCAGAAGCACTGCGCACGTAGATATTCAACCCTTCCACATTACCATTGGTAGCGTAGAAACGAAGAGCGTGCTGGTTACCTACAGTGGAGTAGGTAGGGCAGCTAATGGTGCAGTTACGGATGGTTACTCGGTCAATGGTATTACCACCAGAGTCTCGAATGATCAGCATACCAAAGTTATCTACAGTGGCGCTATCCTGACGGAAGAACGAGCAATGATCGAACTCAATACCAGAGCAGTTAGGATCCCAAGTGAACATCTCACGACGAGCTTCAAAGCGGCAGTTACGTGCTTTAAAGTTTACCACCCTAACAAACGCAATGGAGTTGAGCCAGGAACTCTGAGGGTCCCACAACTGAACAGAGTTCAACGTTACATGAGTAGCCTTCTGGATGCTGGAGATAGTACCAGCAGAAGCAACACTAAGACCAGTGATGTCCCAGTTGTTAAACTCAATGAAGGTGAATACAGTGTTAGCAGTGGTACCAGTCAAATCAAAGTCAAACGCTTTCTGTACGTTAGAGCCAATTACATTATTGACTTTGATATGGGAGGTCTGGTAAGTGTCGTCCGACTGCAATTGGATTAGACCGCTAGAAACAACATCACGAGCAGTGTTAATTGGTGCATAAGTAACGCCATCAACAATAGTTCTGCTAGAGCGAATGTTGATGCCAACATCCATACGACCCACAAGTTCAATATTACGAATGATGGAATCATCAGCTGCTTGGAAACGCACACCAGCAATCATACCGATATCACTACGATCGTTTACAACCTTGACGCCATCAACAAGAATACCGCGTTGACCAGAAGCTTTAATACCAGACTTCTGTACATCAATCGCCAAGAAGTTCTTGATGGTCACATTGCTTTGAGTAGTGGGTTGATTACCGTAGAGTCGGATACCATCAGCATCAGAGTTATTGATGTTACCAGCAATACCTGTGCAGAAAATATTCTTGGCTACACAATCTTTGATGTTTACTCTTTGAGCGCCTACGGTGTTAGTGAAAAGCAGGATTGCCCCACAGAACGCAGACAACGGAGTACCATTAGAGACTTGGCTAATGTTCTCGAACCAGCAAGACTCAATATCACCAACCATGTCATCCGCATCAATGTAGAACGCATATTGAGCAGAGCCTCCGCCAATACCTACAATGTTCTTGAAGGTACAACGATTAAACACCCAACCGGTGTTACCGCTAGTAATACGGAAGAGGGCTACGTTAACGTTCTTATTATCAACATCAAAGATGGCGTTATAAATCTTTACATTGTCTGCCAGTATGTCATGTCGATGAAGAGCAGTACGAGACTTGATGGTACCGCCTCTCATGTCCAAGGACAGGGAGCCAGTGAAGTCAAGTTCATCAGTGAGCACAACAAGGTTGGGTGCACCAACAACATAACCTGTGTACGCAGCAACAGCTTGCATAGCAGCAGTATCATCAGTTACGCCATCACCCACTACACCAAAACTCTCAAGGGTTCTAGTGCCAGTGGAACCGACAGCATCAAGTGCATCAGCAACAGTACCACCATTATAACCAATGAGAGCAGCACCTAGGGCAGGGTTGCTATCATTAGCAAGGCTCACCGCATTAGCAAGCTCATCCACTGGGATGGAAAACAGACTATCTGTAGTCTGTAGATTATCTACTCTTAAGGTACTCACGGTACTACTTCTCCATTTGCTATAGTCCAGAAGGAACCACTACCTACAGTGACTACTTGTCCTGCATCAATGGTTAGCGTAGGTCCAAAGGACCAAGCATTCTTATTATCAGGGATGTTAATACTATTCGCTACAGATTGGTCATGCCAACTAATAACACTGAACGCACTGCCCATAGGAGGAGTGGTTCCGTTAATTTGGTCTTGCAGACTAGCATCAGCTGCTGTGAAGTCTTCTCTAATGGAAGCGTCCTCAGCAATTCTAGCAGCTACTTCTGCATCGAACATATCTTTGCGTACAGGCTCACTAGGACCTACAGGAACTTTAAGCCCTGTAATAGTTTGCCCATTAACATTCATTGTACCTTCGAGACTATCACCATCTACGTTGTAATATCTCTCGTCAGCTTCCCCAACAGTAATAAGACTATCTGGGTTGGTTAAATCAGTTCGGACATTGAGAAGAGCATTGTCATTCATGTCCAAATCTTGGAACATAGTGTTATTGCCACCACGTACATGAAGCACGTCACTATTAATGGCATTAGCTATCTTCGCAAAGTTTGCATTAATCTTAGAAAGATTATATCCCGACGTAATCGGAGAAAGAACTATGTCGGTCATAATCCATTCCTACCTTTAGTCATATAATTACTCCTTGCGTTAAGTATAACGTCCCTCTCGGGACGAGCACATGTGTCAGCATAGCTGACGTTATAGGTTCTTCTACACATTATGAGAGGTGACTAGCAACTCACACTTAGTAACTTCCATGTACTATGCGAGGAGAACCTTATTTGCCAGAGGTTTATCTCTGTGCACCTTGTTTGTCAAAACAAGCAACCTTATTGGCCAGAATTTTGGCGAGAAATTTTTGAGTGACAATGCACTAATAGCACCCCAGGTGTACACCCCCTGCCTACCCCTAGACGACTTCGTCACACATTTTCAATGCACATAACTTGTTATGGCCAATTGTATATACAATTATTGTAGTACGCCACTGACGTGGTACATTGTACATCCACCACCATTTCCACATTTACTCATAGGTACACACATAGCTACACACCTAGTGCCACTAGGGTTATAGCCTTATACGTCACTAGCGTGACACATACTTATATGTGTATGTGCACCTACGGTGCGTTTACCCTTACTAAACGTACTATATGTACGACTGTTACTTGGCATGAATCATGCTACGCATACACGTTCCTTTATACGCATAGTAAAGAGCTGTATAAATAAACAGGTTGCATTATGTGTTCGACACTAGTAGAGTTTGCTCCATGGTTGATCTAGACGGCATAGCTGAATAGACAACCTAGGTAGGTGATACAGCTACTAGCAACAGTCAAGGATAAAGACGTTAAAACCCTAGGCCAATAGCTTGACAACCTAACCGACTAGCTGTAGAGTGTGAATCGTAACAAGCTGTACCGATAACTGTTCTTTAATAACTGGCTTAGTGTGCATTGGTGGTCAATCCTGGCGTATTGTGTACGTCAATCCATAATAGGAGAACTACCATGCGTAAACTTGAAACTCTCGCCCTTGCCATTGCTCGTGCTGACAAGCGTGCAATGCGTGTTAAGAAGGTGATGAATCGTGAAGAGTCCTTTGCGTTTCGTCTAGCAGCTCTGAATGCAATGGGTGGGGAACGACGGTTGAGCTAATCAACGGGCGTCAATCTGAAAAGATTGACAACCAATGTACACTAGGCTAGAGGATCAATTGGAAACAATTGACTTTACAGGTCAGGCAAAGCGAGGGTTCCGCGATGCTGGACGCCGGTATAAAGGCTAGAAAATAATTAGTCTTGACAACGGGACAGAAACCTGTAGAATGTGAACCACCAGAGGCAAACGGGCCTAGCTGCTTTCAAAGGGTGAACTGTAGTGGGTGGAGAGCACCTACCGTAATGAGTTAGTAGGTTAGTTGCGAACCTTGAATGGCTAGTGCTAATTGAAAGCTTGATACGACTCGGGGAAGTTTTGTATCCTCCCGAATGCCGGCTCGGAGACCGGAAAGGCCAGCCCGCTAGGCCGAGAATAGTAGCAGGGGGCTATAGCATGTAGCCATAGTGTGGGTCCGTAATGGTAGATTGACAACCTATCAAAGCGGGGAAGCATATGCCAGAGTCGAAGTTACGAAAGCCCGTAAAGGCGCTGAGGCTTCCCTCTGAAACCCGAAAGGGTTTATCTATAGACTCTTAACTGAGAGCTTATAGATAAACTCATGCGAGGAACTTAGAATGGCTTTCCAAAAGAAATCCCATGTAGATAATCGCCCTAAGCTCAGCCCTCTAGAGCTGAGAGAAGCAAAGATAAAGACTCTCAAGGCTGAAGGTACTCCCGAAGCACGTAAAGCTTTGAAGAAGATGAACGATGTAGTTTATCGTGGTAGTCGTACCAATCTTAACAACTGGTATGCTCCGAAAGGAGTTAAGCATAGTGCTAGAGGTAAACAAACTAGGAAGGTCTAATCATGTTAGCTGTAGCTTGGTTCATATACATAAGCTGTAGCTTTAATGTTAAACCGTGGCCTAAAGGTACATATCATGTTCGAAGTTAAGTATTCGTGGTTCATGTCACCGCTAGGTTGCATCTTCGCTGTTTATCACCAATATGAGAATGGACTGACCAAACCTGTCCGCTCTCATTCATCCCACTAAGGAGAACTAACCATGTCCGCTATCAAGTATATCTTTGCTAAAGACGCAGCTGGTCTGGAAAAGATTCAGGCTGTTGCCATTAAGAGCGTAGCTAAGGCACGCATTCAAGTGCAGATTGCTGCTGTAGCTACCATCCGTCACGCATGGGAACATGGTGACTGGACCTTTGCTCAGAAGCTTGTCGATGGTCTGGGTAACACTGTCAATGGTGCTGCTCTCGTCGAGTGGTTCAAGATGTATGGTGGGCTCAAGGCTGAAGACACCGGCTTCATTGGTTGGAGTGGTAAGGAATACATCGAGGCTAACTTCGAGAAAGCTAAGGCTACCATGTGGTGGGAACTGAAGAAGAAGAATCCCTTCGCTGGCTATAGCCTTGAGGATGCATTGAAGAAGATCATCAAAGATCACAGTGCTATGAAGGAGAAGCTTGTTGGTCTCACTGAAGAAGACCAGAGGAAGGTAGACTTCACTGTGAATGATGAGACTATCAAAGCTGTCCTTAAGCTGTGTAACTTCGAAGCTATCCTCGAAGAGGAAGTAGAGAAAGCAGTAGCTTAATAACAAAGAAGCCCATAGGAATAGTTCTTATGGGCTTCTAATATATTCTTATATTAATTATTACTTCGTTCGTAACGTTACTGCTACTAACGTAGAATAATTACTTAACGACTCGTTACCTCGTCACACATTCGTTTACTCACTACGTAATACGTATACCTTTTTTATGCGTCATTTGTCTACCTAAGGAGGTGAATATGACGATTGAAGTTAAGCGTTCACCTGCTAAGGTGTGCTGGTGGTTGCTTGTTAACGGCGTTATCTACGACACCTTCGAGCGTAAGTATGAAGCTGAAGGTGAAGCCTCTAGTTTAAGGAGGAAGTATGGTACAACCTAAGTTTAGTGTAGGAGAGGTGGTAATTCTTAACAGCGAATCTCATCCGCACTGTAACGGTGAGTACACAGTGATTAGCCTGAAGGAAGGTACTTTCAGGTCCGTAGTAACCGAGGATAAATTCCTAGGTTATGCTTACGATTTAGGAATTAAGGTTGATGGGCAACCTGTCTTAGCCGCTGAACCTTCCCTGCGTAAGAAGCACCAACCCGGTGAGATGAACTTCACTAACCTAATGGCGTCCCTTAACAATCCAGTGACAGCCTAACAGCTGTCAAATGCAATGCTGGCCGTCTTAATATTTCCTAGAAAATAATTTCCATAAATGGAGGTTTATATGTTTCATAAGTTTGAAGGTTGGAATAAAGCCCCTAAAGGCACCACTCATTTCTGCGTACAGAATTGTGGCAGTCCTTGGCTTAAGGTAGACAAGGAAGGTTGGATTTATTACCATCAAGGTACTTGGTGTTCCTATGGCCGTAAAGCTGAAGGCCACCCGCATATGGAAGGTGCCATTGAGCGTCCTAAGAAAGTTGTTGTAAAGCCTTACACTCGCGGTCTAATGACCCTAGAACAACTTAAGCTTATGAAAGCTTACGAACAAATTGTAGCTTTCGTTAAGCTTAACCACAAAGGTAAGTTCTTTGAGGAGACAGTGGAAGCTGTATGTCAGCGCTACTTGTGCAATTTTAATAAACTGAAAGCACATCGTGTAGAGAATGTAAAACAAAAGAACTACTCTATTATGAGTTCTTTTGTGTGGTCAGATACAAGGGAAGGTAAGGGCTATTGGATTGCCATTCACCATTGTGAACGTTATGAAGTTCTTCCTCTCGTAAAACCTGAGGAAGAGCCTGTGGCGGAGCCTAAAGGTAAAGAACTGGCTGATAAAGTTTTCGTCAAACCTGCTAAGAAAGCTAAGGTTTATGTCCCTCTCAAGGCTGGTGATGTACTCACCGCTGAGAATCTGCGTAACACGGAAGCTTACGCTCAGATTAAACGCTTCATTGAACGTAACAATGGTACACCTGCACAACAAGGTAAACTTGTTAAGATGTTCCTTGCTGAGTTCAATCGTCAGAAAGACTGGCCATGCAAGGATATTGTCTTTGTAGGTTCTTTCCACAATGCTTTCAATGCCCGTCAAGATATTGATCAAGCTTTCTGTTGGCGTGATAGTGTAGATGGTGATGGGTTTTGGACCACTGTTTACGCTACCCGTAGAGTTAATCTCAAAGATTTCCTTAATGGTGCTAAAGCTGGTCCAGCAGGTGCTCCTATTGTACCTCCTGCTATTGAGCGTAAGGTCGAAGCACCTGAGGTACCTAAAGAAATGCCTAAGGCACCTGAAGTTAAGAAGCCTGCTGCCAAGGTAGGTTGGTGGTAGCATCGAACCTTTGGTTCTCGCGATAGATCAAAAGATTAACATGCCCCGTTAGCTCAGCTGGATAGAGCACGAGCCTTCTAAGCTTGTGGTCGGGGGTTCGAGTCCCTCACGGGGTGCCAATAAGCGGGTATGTAGCAGAACGGTATTGCAGCAGCCTTCCAAGCTGTACTCTAGGGGTTCGACTCCCCTTACCCGCTCCATATTTAAGAGGAGAAACATATGTGTCGTAATTGTGTATCTTGTCAGCGTCAAGGACAACGCTTCTGTTCTAGTTGTGGCTCTCGTCTAACACCATCTGCTGGTGATGACGTCACCTCTGGTCTTGTAGGGGCTGTAGTAGGGGCAGCTACTGATAGTAGTTTGCTAGGCATTGCAGCAGGGACGTTAGTAGGTGGTTCCTTGATTGGTGGGTTGCTTGGTGGTATTGCAGGTGACCTACTTGATGGCTCTCTTGATGACTGAGGTGTGACATGCTAGTCATTTTTGGCATGCTTCTTATGCTAGTACTTGGTGTTGTAGTCGGATTCATTGCTGGACTAATATATGTAGGTGATGATTGTGACTGCGACGACGACATCCACTGGTGACAGACGTGTCTCCAATCATAAAGTGGGAGGCGTTCAACTGTATTCAGTGACTCTTGGTTTTGAAGGTAGTGCACCTAACTTCAGTGCCACTGTTTACGCAACCGATGAAGAGAATGCTATAGTTGTGTGTGGTCATGAAGCAACCAACAAGGGTTGGCCTCGTGACTTCTCCACTGCTCATGCAATTAAACTGTTGTAAGGAGGATGCATGAACGATCAATTGGAAAAAGCTCTGGTCCAAATCATTGAGAAAGCTAGCGCTGGTGTGGAAGCTGGCATTAACTTTCTGTCTGCTGAAATTCCAGATGTTATTTACCAACTACTCACTTGGAAGCTAGTCGAAGCTTCCTTCTACATCGTTATAAATTTGATTGTGATGGCAGCATTGATATTCCTCACAGTAAAGTTCAGTGGTAGAGGAAGTAAGATTAACCCTGACAAAGGTGATTATGATAACCATGCGATAACACTTACTCATGATGAAGATGGAGACCTTCATCCAGGTATAGTAGGTGTGGTTCTGGTAGACGTCATTGCAGCTGTAATAACATTGATCAACGTGCTTACTTATTCTTTAGTGGCTGCACAAATCTATGTAGCCCCAAAGATTTTCCTCATTGAATACGCAACTAAACTAGCGAAGTAAGGAACTTATATGCGTGCTGTTAAAGCTAAACACCTACGTAACGTAGCTCGTGCTCTGGGTGAAGGTCTTCCAGTTAATGTCAGCAACAACCACCCTCAACGCCCTAAGAAAATCTTCACTGGTGAGTTGAATGAAGATGGTACTCAGAAGTTCATCATCATCACTCCCATTGTGCGTAAGCTTGGGGATTGTCAACGTAAAATCTATCAAGACCTCAAACGTCTAGCATAATACCCTCTATACACCCCTTGGAGCGCTCTCTAAGGGGCTTTCTTAATGCACCCTATACAACCCTATAGCTTTCATTAAGAAAGCCTTATAACTCAAAACAGGAGCCTTACTATGGATATGACAACCTATCGTAAGATTGATGCTGCTAAGACTGACATGCTTAAGCATCTGAATGAAGGTATGCGTCAATGGAAAAACACTGCTTGCATTGCCATTGTGTTTGAGGGCAACCACCACATTAGCCCTAACCAAGCATGTCATGCTGGTCTTCATAATAACTATGATGGTAATCATGAAAGAGGTGCACTAGCTGTAGTTAGTGGTCTAATGAAACCTAGCGAAAAGGAAATGTTGGATGAAGATGAAGCCATCTTGTTCCTTGATTGGTTGCTGAATCGTAGCCCCTACTCTGAAACGTTCATCACTAAGAGTCCTTATGAAGCGTTGCTGACTAAGACTATTGTGTCTAGTGCTCACCATCCATCTAACCTTATGGCTGCTGGTCTGGTAGCTAGTCGTCGTCTCTGGGAATATGTGAACGTAGCTCGTGTCTTCTGTGACCTTGCTAAGGTTGGTGTTAATGAAGACTTGGCTTTCTATCTTGGCCATATCTTCAGCGGCACCTTCAATCGTGAGGGTAATGTAAGTTACGGGGCTTGTACTGCTGGTCATTGCTCTATTAACCCTGGTGTTATGGGTGATGAAGAGCTTAAGAATTTCCTTGAGCATAAACCTGTTAAACTTAACAAAACATACCACGAGTATTTCCGTTACACTGGTTATGACTCCATGTATGGTAATAGCACCAATACTGTGCGCAAATGGATTCATGACAACTTCCCTTACAAAGGACCTGTAGCTGCGGATAAGAAAGTTAATCCATTTGGTCGTGACCCTGGTGTAGGTGCTGCATCTTGCACGTATGACCACCTAATCAAAACCACTGTTGAATTCCAACACCTCATCTTTGAGCGCATTGGGTTTAAGCAAGAAGCTAAGAAGGAAGCTGCATAATGCCTAAGGTATTTATTATTGATGGTGGTGGTCAGTATCGCCAGATGTTTGAGAAGATGGGTTGGGAAGTTGTACATGACCTGAACAAAGCTGACCTCATCCAATTCACTGGGGGTGCTGATGTTAGCCCCTTCATCTATGGTGAGAAGAACCATCCAACTACGGGCAATGACCCTCGTCGTGACTTGGTGGAAGCTGGTTACTATGCGCT